CTGCTTAAGCTGCTTCTGCATAATCGCGCTAGATTTCTTAAGCTGGTTCTCCGCAGCCTTCGTTCTAGCTTCCAGGCTCACGATAAGCCGTTCCAGCGTTGCCATAAGCCCTCACGTCGTGTATTGGTGCGTTAGGAAAAGGAGTCCGCCATGCAAATCCTGACACTACGCAACCTGGCCATCGCAGCCTTTGTGGTCGGCGTTGGATATTCGGCTCTAGACGTAAAGGTCGACACGCCCGCAATGGCATCCGCGGATCCGGTGCGCATAACCGTTACCGTCAAGGAGCACGGCGTCGGTTATGCAGACATCACAGTGCGCAATAACACGGACGCGATAATCGAATCCGCGTCCGTGCATTGCACGTTCCGTGATGATGTAGGCAAGCGCATCGACTCCGTGCCTGTTCTGGTCACGGATATCGCTGCAGGTGATACGGCTACCGAGCGAGCTCGCATGCCGCAATCGGTGTGGGCTTACAGCGTGTCGTGCCGTGTTGGCACTGTCCGCACTTAGAACCCCTCGATACCCATCTCTTCCAGCCGATCCTCGCCGATCGTCCCACCGCGCTGTTTCTCGCCGTTTGCCTCTCCGTAACCACGCGTTGCAGCCATGAACTCAAAAAGGGTAAGTGACCCGACGTTCATCTGCAGAACGCCAGCCCATTTATAGATTTGCGACCAGTTCATCCGTCCACGCGGCAATGGCGCTAGTTTGCCACTGCCGCCTTCGGTTCCCCCTCGTCGGTATCTTCCTCCTCACTATATAGCGCTGCCATGAGGATTGTTTGAGCCGTCACTGCGCTGCCGCCAAGCGGGTGGTCGGCAAAATGCGAGGCAACCAGCTTACGAGCGGCTGCCTTGTCCATCCCGCCCCCCTCGAGCGCGAAGCGGATCGTCTCGTAGACGTCGGACACCTTCCATTGTTCATTAGCCAGCCGACTCAACACCCAGGACGGACCGGCATCGCACTTGTCTTCAAGCGCACGCAAAAGGTCGATGTCCAATTTGAATGTGCGTTCGGCGCCTGCCCAGTTAAGGTCGATTCCCCGCATGTCACCTTCCTAAACCAAAAAGAGCCGCTTGGCCCCCTTCTTAAGATTGTCTGTTTTCCATAGCGGCCGCAAATTGGTTATCGCCCAGGCGCGCTTGAAGTCTGGACAATCCGGCGTCTTATACGAGAAGAATGATTTCGGCACTATATGGTCGACGTGCCACTTCTCGATATTGTGCCAGCCCATCCCGCCAACAAACTGACGCTCCAGTTGTCGCATCAATTCGTCCAACGTATATCCAACCAAATCTTCCCAGCGCCACCCGTCCTTTTCTTCACGAAGGCACTGCCAGATGGCGCAACCCATACGGTTGTCAAGGTTGTAGCGTGGGTCTTTCCGGTAATTTGCCTTGCGTTCGTTTATTCGTTCCAAATTGTTCGCGCGCCAGGTCGCATTGGCTGCTGCTCTCAATTTAGGTCGACAATCGGGACAGAATTTGGAGTAGGCTGAATTTCGGATTGTCTCTGTCCCGCATTCCTCACACTGGAATGGTTGACCAACAGAGTTGCCGCCTTTGGCGACGGTTGCTTCACGACGCTTCTTATTTTCAAAGGAACCACGACATGCCAAGCAGCAATATTTCTGCGAGTTTGACTGAGGGATGAACCCATCTCCACAGGAGATGCATTCACGTATAGAGCGGCCGCTTTTGTTGAACAATCTCTTAGTGCGCAATTTAATATGCGTCGCGGCGCATGATGCGCACTTCTTATGTCTCGAGGATTTCGCGGGAACACTAATGCCGCACTCGTCACAGTTGATATGCCGAACGCCGTCGACATAACCGTTCTCTAATGCGCGCTTCGCGCGTTTTTCTTCATTAGTGCAGTCGCGGCATTTGCAACCGCGACCTAATGACTTAGTAGCGTTGGGCGGGAATTCATGGGGCGCCTTTGCGGCAAAACACGACGAGCATGTCTTGAAAACTCCAGCGTCGCCAGCATATATGACTTCAGCCATGCGGTGCTCCTTACGGCATCGTACGGTTAGAAGCCGAGGTGGTGTTACCAGCACCCCTCGGCTTCGTCATATGTAGGCGTCTCTTATGCTGTGTTCAAGCCACTACGACGCAACAGTAGTTTCGCCCAGGCCGTCGAACTGCAACTCAATCTCGGAAGTTACGCGGGTGCCCTTGTTCCTGGTGTTGGTTAGCGTCACCAAAAGTGCCGGCGCAGCCTCGATTTCAATGTCTCCGTTGGCCGCTGCCGTGTCGCGAATGCGCACGTTCTTCGTAGCTCCGGATCTCCACCAAGTCTTCAGGATGCTCTGGCTTGACCGCGCCCATACTCCAGTCGCGGACACCGTGATTTCCTGAGATCGCACCTGGCGTTCAAGCGCCATCGGAAGGGACTCGTCGTCGCAGTCCGGAATTTCGCTGGTGTCTACCGTGCTGGTCCTCGTGATCGTAACGTCGATCATACCGCAAATTGGTGCGTATACGCCGCTTCCGTCTACCGTCTCCAGGTCGAGGATCATTTCCTCGTACTTCTGAGTCACTGCTCTAGCCATGCGGCCAATTCCTTCTAAAAGAAAAGGCCGCTATGCGGCCGGTGTTTGTTTGATTGTCTTCCCCGGCGCCTTAACCGGCTCGGCTTTGCCGGCCGCTACAGCGGCGTCAACGACGTCTCGCGGCATGTTGCGCTTGCCGGGCTTGACGCTGAACGCAAGCGCCTGTTTCGGCCGCCTGTCGTAGAGAAAAATTGACGTAAAGAGCGCCCAAGCCACTAGTCCGCTTCCTCGACCATGGCCGTTACGGTAACGACGCCATGTGTGATGCCGTCGGCAGGATCCGCGAACACCCGCCACAACTCGACGTGCGTGTCGCAAAGAGCATTGTCGGCAAGCGCGAGCGACTTGTGATGCAGCGCCTTGCGTACGAGGTTCGTTAGTTGCTTGGCCTCGAGCATGCCGTCGGCCTTGGACCAGATATCGATCTGCGTCGTGATGCGCGCGCCGACTATGCAATCGGCGTCGTCCTCGCTAGCGTCCACCGGACCCAGCGAGATATAGGCCGTCTTGTCGCCGTACGGCGCGGCCGGCACTTTGTCGAAAACGCGGTAAGCCAGTGCCATGATCGCGCCATTTCCAGTCAGCGTATCAAAGAGAAGCCGCTGCAGTTCCTCCTCGACGTTCATTTCGCACCGTCCTTGATCGCCTTGGTGACGGCACGCGTGATGCGCGACTTGACACGAGTGCGGAGTGCTCGATAGGCCGGCCAAAAGAAAGGTTGCGCCGCCGTGCCGGGATGCTGCGCTCCGGCAAACAGGCCGCCGACTTCGTGCGGCGCCGAGCCATACTCCACCAGGTGCGCATATCTGACGTCGGTGTTGCCTGCCGTGATAATCGCTTGCCCTTCGCGTGCCCGTTGAAAGCCACCAGGCTGCGAATACGGCGGCGTTGTTCCGCCGGGCGGCGTCACAACGATGCTGTCGTGCAGCGCGCCGTCGTCGTAAGGCACGAGGTTCTGCTGCAGGTTCGCGATCTCCTGCGCACCTTGCGTAACAGACAGCGCCGCGGCGTGACGTGCAGCCTGCGGAATGTCGCGCGTCATCTTGCGCTGTAGCCTGCGCAAGCCTTCATGGAAATCGCGCCCCATTATACCTGCACTCCAGACGTCGCCAACATCTCCACGAAGGCGCGGTCCTCGCTTTCGCGCGGCGGCTCCTTAATGGCGTAGACCACGTCCGTGCGCACGTCGCGCGCGCGCCACTCCCCGGTAATGCGGCGCGTAGACGCCGCATTACGAATGGTCAGGACAACCGGAGATTTCTGCTCCAGCCGCGATGCGATAACCGTTTCGCCACCACGCAGATATATGATGTTGGCCGCGCATTCGAACTGCGCGGCGTATCCTTGCGTGTAGGTGCCAGCACCGTTGTCTGCTGCAAACGGCGCTTGGAATTCCAGGCGCCGGTCAAGACGCCCGGCTTCCATTACAGCGCAACCACGCCGCTATAGAGCGGATCAATCGCGAGAACGGTCGTTGACTTGGCGATACCGATGAGAGTCACGTAGTCCCCGGTCGCCAGATCCGCGAACGGGCAGATTGCTCCGGGAGCGTCGCTGAGATAGTAGGCAACGCCAGCCGTCATGGTCGCGCCGATTGTGATATCGCCACCTGTCTGCACTGCAAGTGGCTGGCCGTTGGATGCGCCGTTCAGCGCAACGCCGAACGAGGCAGAGCCGCGGGTAATCGCGGAGGCAGCGTCGCTATCGGCAAGCAGCCATTTGCCAGTTGAAGCCGTGTCAAGATACACGGCCTGTCCGGCCGTGACGGTTGCCCCTGCAATACCGCGAGTGACGTCGGCACCGGAGCCGGCGATTACGTTCGCCGCGGTGATGGTAAGGTCTGCCATGTGAAAATAATCCCAGTGTTCAGTTGCCCGCCGTTCTGGCGGTAAGGAAGCCTTCGACGAGCGTAATCACGTCGTCGTCAAGCATAGCGGCACGCACGGCATATCTACGGCCGCCGTAACTCATTGCTGCTGTTTGTGCAGCGGTAAGCTCCAGGCGAACCTTCTTGGAGTCGCCAGTTGCGGTAACTACACTGCCCGCGTATGTTGTTGTGCCGACAAACACCGATATG